AGCAATGAAACATCAACCGTACTATCCTGGCAAGCACCAGATACTGGTAACACACAGCCAGAAAGATATGCTATAAGTTTTAATTGTTCTGGGTGTAATGGTTGGGGAATTGCTACTGGAAATGTTGGCGGACCAAACTCTTTAAATACAACAATTACAATTGACCATTCCTTGCTAAATGGTCTTATGCCAGCAGGAACAGTATGGTCGTTTCACATTAGATCAGATAACGATACATTTTCCCTTTACTCTGCAAATTCAAATGTTGTCACTGGTTCTACATATGTAGCCCCCGCTCCAGAGCCTACCCCTACTCCAACCCCTAGCCCTTCTCAAACAGCAACAGTAACAATACCTACACCTGAAACAGAAACCGTGACAACACCTAGTGAAACATCAACAGTCACTACACCTACACCTAGCGAAACAACAACTGTGACAATACCAACTGGGCCAACTGAAGCAGAAATTGCTGCAACAACTGCAGCACAAGCAGCAGCACAGCAAGCAGAAGCAGCAAGAATACAGGCAGAAACAGCAGCATTGATTGCAGCCCAAGCAGCAGCAGCCCAAGCAGAGGCTGAAAGAATTGCTGCAGAAGAAGCAGCTAGAGAAGCAGCTAGAATTAAAGCAGAAGCAGAGGCCCAAGCTGAGGCTGAACGCATAGAGGCGGAGATTGAAGCAGCAAGAATTCAAGCAGAAATAGAAGCCAAGGCAGAAGAAGATCGCATTGCAGCAGAACTTAAAGCAGCAGAAGAAAAAGCAGAAGCGGAAGCAAAGGCGGAGGCTGATCGTATAGAGGCAGAGCGTATAGCAGAAGAAGAAAGAATTGCGAAAGAAGCAGAAGAAGAAGCTGAGCGTATAGCAGCAGAAGAAGAAGCCATTGCAGAAGCAAAGGCAAAAGCAGAGGCTGAAGCACTTGCAGAAGAAAAAAGAATTGCTGAAGAAGCAGAGGCAAAAGAATTAGAAGAAGAAAAGGCTGCTGAAGAAGAAGCTCAGGCAAAAGAAGAAGAATTAAATGAGATTATTGAAGATGCAAAAGATGGTAAAGAATTAACTGAAGAACAAAAGGATATTGTTGTAGCAGCATTAATAGAAACCTTAGCTCCAGGGGAATCAATTTCAGTAGCAGAAGTTGTAGCAGCTGGAGTTGAACTTAAAGACTTGCCACCAGATACCCCAATTGAAGTTAGAACATCAGAGTCTGGCGAAGTATTAGTTATTACTGCTGAGGTAGCAGCAAATATTGAATTAGTTACAGATCCAGGAGCATTAGTCGAAGCAATATTTACAGATCCAGGTGCTGCAATAGCAGCCATTGGAAGCATAGGTGCTGACATGACAGAAGAAGAAAGAACAGAAGCAACCGAAATGGTTGTAGCAACAGTTGTAGCAACAGGTGCGGCATTAAATGCTGTAGGTGCCGCTGCAGGAACCACTGGAGGGTCCACAGGCAGTAGTTCTGGAGGATCAGGTGGAGGAGGAGCCTCTGGCGATTCCAAGGGAATAAGGAGAAGAAAACCATGATAAAGAAAATAATCAAAGATATGATAGATCAACTTTGGACACTTCTAGGTATGTTTATTGCCTGGGTAGTTCTAGATGGATCTGCAAAAACGGTAGTGGGGTATGCAATTGTATGCACATTAATTGCATGGGGAGTTACTTACCCAATTAGAAATAAAGAATGGAAGGATGAATAATGAGAAAATCAAATATTAAAGATCCAGCACATGTTGGTGGTGGAGCTATTGCAAGCATAAATAATATTGTAATGAGAATTATTGCAGTCTTTGCGGCATCAGGGCTATCCGTAATTGGAGCAGGTGCAGTTGTAGGAATTAGCACAGCTAAAGCAGTTATATTGGCTGGTACCCTGGGAGTTGCCACCGTAGTTGAAAGGCTCGCAAGAGGTTTCCTAGATGACGGTAAATTAACCGTAGAAGAAATTAATGCAGCCTTTTTAGCAGTAGATAAAAAAGCTGCCAAATAATGGTATACTAGTAGTATGAATATTTATAAGGTGTCTTTGGGGGTAGAGGTAGAAGTTGAAGCCTTTACCTCTGAGGACGCTTCTGAATATATATATGATATTTTTAATGTAGATGATGAAATTAAAAAAGTTAATATAATTAGCATTAAGGAGAAGTGATATGGCAACAGAGGGATACAAGCCGACAGCAGGAATGCAATCTGCTGCCCGTCGTGCTATTAAATTAAAAGAGCAAGGTAAGGCAAAGGGTGCTGGAACAGCAGTAGGTTGGACTAGAGCTGGACAGCTTTCCAGAGGTGAATCTCTTAGCTTAAGTACAGTTAAAAGAATGTATTCTTACTTTTCTCGTCACGAAGTAGATAAACAAGGTAAAGACTGGGATAATTCAGAAAATCCTTCAAATGGTAAGATAATGTGGTTAGCTTGGGGTGGAGACGCAGGATTTTCCTGGTCCCGTAAAATAGTTGAGAGAGAGAAAAATATGAAAAAATCATTAGATGTACAGGAAATTGTAGAAGAAATTAAAGACATGTTAGAGGTTGCAGTTAATCCAGTGGATACGGTAGTTGAAATCCAAGATGATGAGGATGTTGTTAAGGCTGCTGATTTTAAAGAAGAAGATGAAGAAGTTTATAAGTCAGAAAACCAAGAAGAAGACAAATGGGATAATGAAATGCAAAAATGCTGGTCTGGATATACCCAAAGAGGTATGAAAGACAAGGGTGGAAGAATGGTTCCAAATTGTGTTCCCGTTAAAAAGTCAGACGATAATGATGAAGATGACAAAAAGGTTGTAGAAAAAGAATCGCCATGGGGCGGAGCCTTTAGGCCAAAAATTACAAAATAAACATTGACAGGGACGTAGTTGCTACGGTATAATAATACTTAAGAACTACTGTCCCTTCCTTGGCCTTTAGCTCAGAGGCAGAGCGGGAAGCTGTTAACTTCTAGGTCCCTGGTTCGATCCCAGGAAGGCCAGCAAAAAATCTAGGCGGACTTACTAGATAGGAAAGAAATGCTTTATCTTACACTAAAGGGTGTAGAAGTTTTTATGGATAAGTCAAAAACAAAAAGCCAAGAATCTTTTTGGAACAATTATGATCTTGTTATATGGAAAAAAAATAGCGGCGGATATACTGACATAAAAGGAATGTTTAGAAAAGATTCATGGGGAACGGCAGAAACAATTTCTGTTAATAATCATGGGATATGGAAGCTGCCGTTAAAATATGTCAAACATTTTAGATGATTTAGGTATAGATAAAGAAGACTTTGACTGGTTTGACTTTGCAATCTGCAAAGGAATGGACACCAATCTATTCTTTGATCAATACGAAACAGATACAAACATAGCAAAAAATATTGATGAGGCGTGCATATCATGCCCCGTTAAAAAAAGTTGTCTTTTAGCAGGGCAGTCAAATAGTGAGTATGGTGTTTGGGGTGGAATATATTTATCAGCAGGATCTGTTGATAGCAATAAAAATACCCATAAGACCCCAGATGTGTGGAAGAGGTTAAAGAAATGACTTTTATAGATAAAAGCAAAAATCATTTTAAATTCGGTGTAAATGAATGGAATGGTGAGCCAAATAAGCCAGTATTCTATAACGATGAAATGCGTAAAAGGGTAAGAGAGATCCCTAAGCCAACCTACGACTTACTTATGGATGTTGTTATGTACCCAGAGTTTCTGGCCCTTAGACTTTACGAAGATAATTTTCTTCAGTTTGACGGAAATAAAAAAGAGATGGTAATCGATTATGTTTCAAAGGTCAAAAGATTAATAGAATCTTACGGTGTAAGATGCGAACTAGAGGGGGCACCAAGTGAAAGGCTACTATGATCGGATACCTATAGCTTATATATTTGATGAAAAAACAACTGGCACAGTTGATTTGCTAGGGGCTTATGCATCAACAATAAGATATATTAAAGATGGAAAAGAAGTATCAGAAATTTTAAATAACGAAGATTTTGTTATTTTAGACGAGATTGTATTCGAACACTTTGAGGAAGAAAACTAATGGAAAAAATATTATGTTATTCATGCAATAAAACAAAAAACCAATTAAGTGTTAGGAGATCATCTCTTCTACCAATAAATTTGCTTATGTGTGAAACTTGTACATCTTCTAAATTTGAGCCAAGGTGGGTAATTATTTTGGCTGGAAGACAGTCTGGCTCGGAAACTGTAAGAGATTTTGTATTAAAGAAAAGATACGTTGGAAAAGATATTTCGGCTTCAGAACTATTAGTTTAATTATATATTTACTGGTATAATTTACCTATAATGGTAATTGACTCTAACTCTATAATTATTGCTATTCTTGCATCCGTACTCAGTGGGGCTGGAACAGCTTTAATTGCTATAATTAATGAAAATAAAAAAGAAAAAATTAGGCAAAATGAGAAGGCTCAGGATGAGCTTAAAATGGAGCTTAAAGACCTACAAATTAAATTATATAAGCTGGAAAAAGATTTGGCTGAATGGAAGGATAAATATTATTCTACTATTCAGGAACTTATATCGGTCCGCTCTGAATTAGAAGAAACTTTAATTAAATTGTCTGTAATTCATATGGAAGATGAAGGCTAGCTTTACGAATTTAAAAATAGTATACTAGTTCTATGACCTGCATAGTTGCTATTGCCCAAGGCGGAACCGTATATATGGGTTCCGACCATGCCGCATCAGACGATAAAAGCGGATGGATACTTTCCCGTAAAGACCCTAAAGTTTTTAAAGTCGGCCAATATGGAATTGCATTTACTGATAGCTTTCGGATGGGCCAAATTTTACAATACAGCTGGGTGCCTCCAAAATATACTTCAACTAAAACCAATTCAGGTTTAGATAAGTTTATGCGTACTAAGTTTATAGATTCTGTAAAGCAAGCGTTTAAAGATAGTGGATTTGGAACGATTGGCGGATCAGAAGAAGACACGGGCGGAATATTCATAGTAGGCGTAGAGGGCAGAATATTTACAATAGATGAAGACTTTCATGTTGGGGAAAATGTAGTCAATTATATGGCAGAAGGATCTGGTGGTATGTTTGCGCTAGGAGCGCTACATGCTACAAAGAATCAGAAGAACCCAAGGATGAGGCTGAAGGCTGCTTTAGAAGCTTCTGCTGAGTTTTCAATGAGCGTAGCTCCCCCATTTACATACATTCAAGTTTAAGGTATAATGGATATATGAAACTATTTAAAATATTAGCTAGTCTCTTCACAACATACGCAGGCGTTCGTTTTGTGCAAACTATTTTAAATAAGTATTCCATAGGCATTTATTATGTAGACAAAGAAGAAGACAAAGCCCTTAATGCGGAAGAAGCAAAAAGGGTTGAAGAAGAAAACTCTGTAACTCCTAAAAGATCTATCGATCTTAGAGGAACACCCACTCACCAATGCGTTTGCGGAAATGAAGTGTGGAACCTACAAGTGGTCTTTGATGACTACGAAATTGCTACATATTATTTAGATATGGAATGTGTCCAATGTGGCAGTGTTGCAACTGCTCCAACCCCAGTAGATAGAGAAGTATAAAATGAGAAAATCAGAAAGATTAAGAATATTAGAGCTTGAGTTAGTAAGAATGCAATTTCATTTAGAGGTAATAACTTCAGCAGTAGATCAGTTAATGCAAAAAGAACAAATGTCAATACCAGATTTAGATTCTGGTAAGTGGTACGATAAAAAGGCAAAATAAATATGGCTAATATGACAGTGTTAGAAGGAATAATTGATGATGTGGCGACAGAACTTTATCAGAAGCTTTGGAATGCAATTCCAGTAGAAGAGCAAACAGAAGACTCTTCTAAAGCTATAGGGCTAAATTCTAGAGAGACCACAATTTTTGTAATCCAATCTTTTATGAATAAATTTAATGCTGCTGCGGAAGACCTAAAAGATAAATGATAGAACTCAAAGACTCTACATTTGATGAAGCCATTAAGATATCAAAAAAATGTATGGTATATTTTTGGGCACCGTGGTGTGCCCCATGTAAGAGGTTGGGTCCAATAATTGATGAGATCCAAAAAGAAAACAAAATACATGTATTTAAGGTGAATGCTGATGAAAATTTAGAAAAATCTTCTGAATTCTCAGTGTCTTCTATGCCAACCGTGGTATTATTTGAAGATGGAATGCCAGTTAAAACTATTATTGGCGCCATGCCAAAGCATCTATTCTTAAAGGAGATAGACCAATGGATTTAGATTATTGGGAATGGATGAAAATTGGTCAAGAAAAGGGATGGGCTTCAGAAGTATTTTGCGATACTCATGATGGGCCCCCTATGACAGAAGAAGAAATGCGTGAGTGGGATGAGGGTGGAGATCCATGTTCTTTTCATGTAAAGATTTTAGAACTAAACTAATAGAATTCTGTGCTCAAAAAGAGACAGATAAAACAAGGAGAAAAATGAATTCATTTAAAAAAATTGCTTTAGGACTTGCTGCAGCTATGTCCTTCGGCGTACTATCAGCACTTCCGACAAGTGCTGCTGTAAACGCACCAACTCTAACGATTGACTCAGCAACAGATGCTGTGACAACTGGTGAGTCTGCCACAGCAGTAGTAACATTGTCGTTTATTTCAGAAACATCAGCAGATACAGCAACAATTATCTCTGCTATGTTTTCTCAGCCAACAGGGGCAGCAAAGTCTGCAACCCTATCACTTCTAGAAACATCAACATCCTCAGTAGTTATTGCAGGAAATAATGTTTCAGCAAACGTTAACTCAACAGTTAACACACCAACATATGTAACAGCAAAGTTCTTGGTAACTTTGAATGCACCAACGGTTGCAGGTACATATGAAGCCAAGATTTTAACAACTAGTCCAGTTAATGGGCCAACAGTGGCATGGACAGTAACAGTTAAGGCAGCGGATCTAACTCCATCTGCTTCAACTACTACATCTATACTTAATGCTGGTGAAGTAACAACTGCAACCGCAGATGCTACAGTTTATGCTCCAAAGGCTACTTCTACAGATGCAGCAGCAGTAATTGTTGTTACACCTAAGAATGCAGCAGGTGGATCAGCAACTGAGTCAATTCTTGCAACAGTTTCAGGTTCAGGAATGATTGGTAGCGGATCAAACGCAACATCAATTTCAGCACAAGGTCGCTCATTGGTAATTGCTTCAGGAAGCCATATTGGTGTATTTGCTGACGGCACAGCAGGAGTATCAACAATTACTCTTACAACACTTACAGGTGTAGTTCTTGCAACTGAGAAGGTAACATTCTACGGAGATATTGCATCTATCGTAGCAACAACAGTTAAGCCTGTTATCCCAGTGGGATCAAATGTTTCAACAATTAAGGCAGTAGCATATGATGCTGCTGGAGTAACAGTTGGAGCAGGAACACTTAATGCTTTCTCAAGCGATGTTTCAGTGGTATCCGATTCAGGAACTGCAGCAACAATCGTAAATGGTGAAGCAGTGTTTACTATTACAGGAGTTAAGACAGGTGGAATTGCTGTGACTGTTAAGTCAGGAACAGTATCATCTGCACCAGTTGCAACTCGTGTAGAGGGTGCAGCAGCAACTGTTAAGTTGTCTTTTGATAAGGCTCAGTACCTTCCAGGAGAAGCAGCAACTATTACAGTTCAGGTTGTAGATGCAGCAGGTCTTCCAGTATCTGGTAAGACACACGCTAATCTATTTGCCACAGGTGGAATTGTTTCTAACTATGCATTTGGATCAGCATCTGATGTACTAACAGCGACTTCTGTAACAACAGATACAGCAACAGTTAAGGCCTACAAGGTCTTTATGCCACTTGTACAAAATACAATTAAGATCACAGCAACTGGTGGATCATCTCTTCCAGTAGCAGGTCAAGTTTTAGTTTCTGCAGAGGTACTTGTTGAAGATTCTGCTCAGAAAGCAGCATCAGACGCAGCAAAAGAAGCGGTTGATGCAGCAAACGCAGCAACGGATGCAGCACTCGCAGCAGCAGAAGCAGCAGATGCTGCCACTGTAGCAGCACAAGCAGCAAGCGATGCAGTTGCAGCTCTTTCAGAGACTGTAACTAAACTAATTGCTGGACTTCAGGCACAAATTAAATCAATTGCAGCATTAGTTGCAAAGATTGCTAAGAAGGTAAAGGCGTAATAAATTAAATAAAGGGGCAGGGGAAACCTTGCCCCTTTATTTCTTAAATGATAGGATGGGAACATGGAATCAAATAAAAGAAGTCTATATAAAGCAATCACTTGGCCAGCAGTTCATATACTATTTGTTGGAACGTTAGTATATTTTTTTGAAATGGCAATAACTGGCGAAGCCCACTGGGAGTATGCTGGAACATTTGCTATAATATACACAATGTGCGAAATGTTAGGATTTTTTCTACATGAAAGAGCTTGGAATAAGTTCGGGAATAAGGTAAAGTAATGGGAAAGCATAACGATAAAATTAAAAANGCTTTNGCNCAAAGAATTGCNGCNACTCCAAATGGGGCGGGNTACNANAAGCCAGGATCAATGAATAAAAAGAAAACTGGATACAGAGGGCAAACAGCCAAAGGTTCAAAATAATTAATGTTCTCTGATAAATGCGAAATAAAAGGCTGCGGTAAAAAGTCTTCCAGGATTGGAAGCCTGCCAGAGTCTGGCATTATAGACATGTGTGCAGATTGTTATGAAAAATTATATAAAAGGTGAATAAAAACATTGAAGAAATTGCTGAAGGAATATTCTTAGTTAAAGAATATATATCTAAAGATACGGCAAAGTTTTTAGTAGATTCTATATCGCCACATTTAATAGAAACACCAAGAGAACATGTCTATGGTGATTTAATGGGCGAGGAGATACTCCCACCACACAGCGTTGGTACGTATACGGATAGTGCAAATTATAATGTTTCAATAGATATATATAACGGATTGCTTTCTTCAATCAACGCTCTCTTATCAGAAAAATTTGAATCTGCACATAAGGTAATAGGCTATTTTTTTAGCTGTATGACAGATGGCGCAATTAATGAAATTCATATGGATAACAATTATAAAGATGAAAATGGTGAAATCCGTATTGCGAAAAAGTATTTATTTAAAAAGTCAGGCTTGCTTTATTTAAATGACGATTATGAAGGCGGAGAGCTTGTGTTTCCAGATCAAGGATTATCGATTAAACCAGAATCTGGATCCCTTATATTTTTTGAGGGGGACCATAAAAAGCCTCACGGGGTAAATAGGGTAATCTCTGGACCTAGGTATAACCTAATAACTTTCTATAAACCAATCAACTAAATAACAATAATGCTATAATAGACCTATAAGCGGAATACTAGTCCCGCTTAAATAAATAACCTATAGGAGAAATAAAATGACAAACGGTATTTTTGAGAGTGGCTTTGACAACACAGCCCCAGCAGGAAAGAATAATGTAACACCAGAGCAATATGCAGCAGCCCCAGACAAGAACTTTGCAGCAACAGACAAGTCTGCACAGGATGGCGCAGGATTAAACAACGGCGGTAAGTAATAATGTGCTACGAATGTGGATGTGAAGCAGTAGGAAGTTCTGCTGGCGTAACAAATATTGCAGGTGGCATTTTGGATGTTTCAACAGATGGAGAAGCAGGTCTTACTTTAAGTATGACTGCTACTGCAGAGCAAAGAGAAAGTTTTATAAATGAGTAATGATGGAACAGGCATGACACCTCCTCCAAATTCAGCACCTTCTGGTGCTGTTACAAGCTCAGAAGCAACAAGAAAGAAACCAAGTCAGGGTAACTTTAAATCTGGCGTTAAGCCAAAGATAGATAAAAATAAACATGGTATTCGTAGAGAAACGTTGCCTTCTCAGCCTAAAAAAACTGGAAGAAAGAAAGTTTAATTTATTAATATAGAGAAGCCCATACTAGAACGGTGTGGGTTTTTCTACTTATAGCAGATTAAATCATTGACAACTTTTGTTGTTATATATATACTAAGAACAAGCTCCTATAGCTCAGCAGGTAGAGCAGCAGACTTTTAATCTGCGGGTCCTTGGTTCGATCCCAAGTGGGGGCACCATTGACAATTTTGTATATAAATTATATGATAGTACAATGCTAAGTGTGTACGAAATACCAGACCCATTTGCAAATTTCATTGAAAGAAAATATGCAAATATTAAGGGATTAAAGTATCATTTTTTTGATAAAATATGGAGTACTACATGCGGTACATGTAGTTTAGAATTAGATGGACCAACAAAAAAAATATTGCTCAAGATAAAGCTACACCACAGTCGCAATGAATGTTTAAATGGATACTAAGGAAAAGGGAAACATGAGTCAAAAACAAAGATCAAAAGATCTAAAACGCTCTCAAAAAAAGAAAACACACGAAAACTATCTTAAAGGCTTATTTAATAAATACGGTCATGGGCTTCTGCTTAACAGCAATCGTGAGGCTGCAGGAAATAAATACTGGACCGAGATAAATGCAAAGAAGGCACTTAATGAATAATATTAGACCATACGGAGCTTTAGTTTTAGTAAAAGAAAACGTTGTAACTGACACAACAACTGCATCTGGATTAGTTTTAACTGCTGGAATTGTTGACAGTCACGTAAGATCTGGAACTGTAATTGAAGTTGGCCCAGGAGAAAGAAGTGCATTTAGCAATGATATAATGATAATGGACGGAATTGCAAAAGGTATGACTGTCTATTATGGAAGAGGTTCTGGAACCGATATTAAAGATGAAGATGGCGAAGAGTATATCCTAATTAACTATAAGAACCTATTAGGCTTTAAAAGTGAAAATATTTAAATATATTTTATGTAAAGTTAATGGTCATATTTTAGATATAGATGCTGGCTCATGTCCCTATACTGGTAAAACATATAAAGCATGCAGAAGATGTGAAAGATTGGAAGCGATTTAAATTTATAAAAGAATACTGTTAAGCGGTGAAGAAGTTGAAAACTTAGACTCACCTATTGACCTTACCATACATACTAAGTGCCCAGAAAAATGGCTTTTAGTTGATCTAGAGACTGGGCAAGAATACCGTGGTCAGGAAATTCCTAATCAATACGGTAAATGGAAGCGGGTAAAAGATTGATGTGGTCTTATGTGCTGGCAGTAATCGGAGTCACTGGCATATTCTTTGTAGGTCGTAAGACTATATGGGGCTGGCTAATACTATTATTAAATGAATGTATCTGGATAGCTTATGCATTGGCTACAGATCAGTACGGGTTTATTATAATGGCTACAGCATATTCAGCAGTTTATATTAAGTCTTATTTTAAGTGGAGAGAAGAAGAGCGGGCTGGCAGATGGATTTAAGCAATGATCAAAACCTACCTTGACCCTAATATATTTATAATAGAAGACTTTATAACTGAAGAAGAACGTGTTTCAATTCTATATAATACATGGGCTAATGGTAAAGAAGAAATAAGATCTAGAATCTC